GAAAGCGGCGGCGGAAAAGGCTGCGGCGGAGCAGAAAGCCGCCGAGGAAAAGGCGGCCGCAGAGGCGAAGGCGGCCCAGGAAAAAGAGGAGGCCGCCCAGAAAGAGGCCGAGTCGAAGGCGAAGTTCCAGGCGCTCCTCGCCAAGAGCGCGGCGAAGATCGACGCCCAGAACAAGGCCGCCGAGGAAAAGGCAGCGGCAGACAAAGCGGCAGCCGAGGCAGCCTTCAAGAAGGCCAAGGCCAGCGCCGCCGCGAAAAAGGCAGCGGCAACCAAGAAGGCCAACAAGGAAAAGGCCGAGGCGCTGGCCAAGGGCGAGCCGCCGCCAGAGCAGCCCAAGCCACAGGCCCCCGCGGTGGGACCGCCGGCAGACCTGATCGGCAAGCACGGGGCGCCCATGCCCGCGAGCCACAAGGTCATCAAGGGGTGCATCGACGGCAACGGGGTGCCGGCCGCCTACGACGGCGTCCAGTATTACGGTGGCGATCCGGGCCTGGCCAGCCAGGTGATCGGCGATTGGGCAAACTCGTCGACGAGCAAGATGGCCGTGCGCGCGCGCGGGGCCGCCTGCGCTGACGTCGACCGCGAGGTGACAGCCATCCGCCGGGCCAACAGCGGATACTCCGCCGAGAGCATCAAGTCGCAGCTGAACCTCGGCCGCAAAGATCCGAAGATGGCCGAAACCCTCAAAGCGATGGCCAAGGTGTCGCAGTCGATGCACCCGGAAGAGACCATCACGATCTATCGGGGGATGCAGGAGTCGCAGGCCTCGACCATCGACCACGTCAAGGGCACCGTCCAGACCGGCGCGCTGGTGAGCTTTTCGGAAAGCTGGACCGCCGCCCGCAAGTTTGGCCCCACGGTCGTCGAGGCGAAGGTGCCCCGCAGCTCGATCGTGATGTCTCACCGGGCATTTTCGCCGAAGAGTGAAAGCCTCTACAGCTCGAACAAGAAGCTACTGACCCGCGAAAAAGAGATCGTCATCGCCACCACCGGAGTCATCGAGGGGATCAAGGTGGTCAAGAGCGACCCGCTGACCGGCTCGACCGAATACGAGTATTGATGATGATGCCCGGCAAGCAGCCCGCGGTGGTCAAGCGCTACGACTTTTGCGGCCTGCCGATCGCCGTCGAGAACCCGGCCGGCACCATCCGCAGCTGGGACGCGGGTGGGGGCAAGACCGGCTACACCCGGATGCTGCTCGACTACGGTTTTATCGAGGGGTACCTGTCGGGCGACGGCGAAGAGCTCGACTGCTACATCGGGCCGCACGCCCTGGCGAAGCTCGTCCACGTGGTCCACCAGCTCAAGGCGCCCGAGTACCGCGCGCACGACGAAGACAAGGTCATGCTCGGGTTTCATTCCGCAGATGAGGCCCTCGCTGCGTACCTCGCCCACCGCAGCGACGGCGATCGGGCGTTCGGAACCCTGACCACCTGGCCGCTCGACCGGTTCAGGGCGAAGCTGCGCCGGCGGGGCGCCGACAGCACCTCGAAGATTCACGCCTCGGTCGCCCTGGTCGAGAGGTCGCTCATCGCCCTGGCCGGCAAGCGGCCGAGCGCCGGACGGCGGGGCGGAAAGCCCGGGGCCCGGGTGCGGTACGAGCAGCGGCTCATCGACCGGGCGATAAAGCTCGGGGCCGGCGCCCTGGCCCGGGACGTGCGCTCGGTGGCGGCCGAGCTGGCAGCGGGCGAGTCGTACGACGACATCAAAAAGCGCCTGGCCCGCTGCCACCGGGGCATGGACCCGGCCAAGCTCGGCGACCTTTTGCGCCGGACCGCGATCCTCGCGCGCCTGCAGGGCATGGACGCCGGGCGGGGCGAGGCAGGCCTAGTTTCCCGCCGGGCGCTGTCGTCGTTCGTGGGCGCGCCGGCCGAGGCGCTGGGCGGGCCGGGGCCCGGGATGATCCCCGTCAAGAAAACCATCACCCAGAAAGGCAAAACGTTCGAAACCACGTACTGGGTAAAAGACCCGGACGCCAAGAAGGGAAAGGACAAGGCGGCGCCAGCTCCCAAGCCCGCGCCCGTGGGAAACGAGCCACTGCCGGGCAACAAGGCCGAACACTTCCCCGACCCGTCCGAGCTGACCTTCGTCAGCGGGGCCGGGCACCTCGGCGGCGCCGGCAGCAAGTCGATCTACAAGGACGACCAGGGCAACGAGTGGCTCTGGAAACCGGCGCTGTCGAAGGACGGCGCGCAGACCCCGAAGCCCTACTCGGCGCACGCGCAAGAGGCGTACTCGACCATCGTCTCGCAGATCAAGACCACCGCCGCGGTCAAGGCGGTGACCATCGATGGCAAGGTCGGCACCATTCAAAAGATGATGAAGCTCGACCCCGACCACCCCACCGTCGGCAAGAGCACGCCGCCCGCGAAGCTGACCGCGCACGAAAAGGAAGACATCGGAGCCGAGCACGTCAGCGACTGGCTGATGAGCCAGCACGATAGCCACGGCGACAACTTCGTGCGCACCGCCGCGGGCGATCTCGTGGGGGTCGACAAGGAGCAGGCCTTCCGCTACTTCGGCAAGGACCAGCTGTCCGAAAACTACCACCCCAACAAAAGCTACGGCGAGGCCGAGCCCTACTACAACCGGTTCTGGCGCGACTTCGCCGCGGGGAAAAACGACTTTGACCCGCAGGTGCTGGGCAAGTACATCGAGCGCGCCCAGCGCATCCCGGACACCGAGTTTTCCCGGTCGCTCGAGTCCTACGCGCGCTCGCTGTTTTCCAAGCACACCGACCAGCAGGGCTTCCTGTCCCGGGCGGTCGCGCGCAAGGCGGACCTGCGCCGGGACTTCGAGGCCTTCATCACTCGCCTGGGCGGCGAGCCCTTCAAGTTCGAGTGAACTACGCTCGGGCGCGGGGGCGGGCCAGCATGGCGCCAATGGATTCGATGGACGCCTTTTTCTCCTGGCAGTTCGGGGTGGCGACGGTGTTTGTCGCCTGCGTGCTCCAGTTTCTCAAGCTGATCTTCGCGGCGGGCTCGCCGGGTTCGCTGGGCAAGCCCTGGTTCCGGGTCTTCCTGATTGTGATGAGCCCGGCCTGGGGACTGGCAACGGCCATCCCCGAGGGCTACCTGATGGGCCAAAGCTTCGGGCAGCGGGCCATGGTGGGCGTGGTGGCGGGGTTCGTATCGAGCTTCGTCTACGATCTTTTCGTCAAGAGGCTGCTCGACCGAGCGGGCATCAACCCGAAGGCGCCCGAGGCCGTGCCCGCTTCCGAGCGCAAGACCCCGCCGTCCCGGCCGGTGGTCATCCCGCCGCTGCCGCCCGAGCAAGGGCCCTAATCAGGTGCCGAGCAAGACCGACCCGCCGGCCGACCCGGACCGGTACGAGCAAGCCATCGCAGCGCTGCGGCGCCGGGTGCCGATGACCGACCCCGAGTTCCGCAAGCTCGAAGAAGACGAGCGGCAAAAGGCCTTCTGGGTCGCCGGGGTCACCCAGGCGCGCCTGGTGCAAGAGGCCAAGGACGCGATCGAGCGGGCGGTGGCCGAGGGCACCTCGCTCGACGACTTCAAGGCAGACGTCGGCGGCGAGCTCGCCGAGGCCTGGGGGGGCGAGGATGCCGCCCGCCTGGAAACCGTCTTTCGCACCAACGTGATGGGCGCCTACAACGCCGGAAGGTCAGAGATATTTAGCGACCCGGTGGTGCGCGAGGCGCGCCCGTACCTGCGCTTTGATACCGCCGGCGATGCCCGGGTGACAGAAGACATCTGCGAGCCGTGCGACGGGGTCATCTTACCGGCTGACCATCCCTGGTGGGCAACGCACACGCCCCCACTTCATTACAGCTGTCGGTCGATCCTGGTGCCGCTTTCGCAGGAGGAGGCCGAGCAAGAGGGGATCACGGCAAGCCCGCCCGCGGTGCAGCCCCTGCCCGGGTTCGGGCGCCCGTCGTCGTCTGACACCTGGGAGCCCGACGCCGAGGGCTTGGACAAGGACGTGGCAAAGGTGCTCCGCGACCAGCTCGACGAGTAGGGGCCCCGGCAAATACTGGAAGCGCGTTTTGGCACTGGCACGGTGTGGTTCGTGCCGGCACCAAAAAAACGCAGCCAGCTTGGCCTGTGGACCGCGCTTTCAAGCTCGATGGTGGACCTGTACATCACGGGCAGTGGCGAGCGCAAGGCCCCCACCGAGTTCCGGATCTTCCGGGCGGGGATCAACAAATCGGACAAGGGCGAGTTCCTGTTTGACGAGGAGGCGGCCGCCTCGGTCATGGCCGCCTTCGCGCAAAAGGGAGTCGACGTCTCGATCGACTACGACCACCAGGCGCTACGGGCCGGCGAGGTAAAGGCGCCCGCGGCCGGCTGGTGCTCGCTCGAAGTGCGCGACGGCGAGCTGTGGGCCTGCAACGTCCGCTGGACCGCCCAGGCAGCCGCGCACCTCGAGGCCGCCGAATACCGGTACTTTTCTCCGCTTTTCAGCTTCGACGACAAGACCGGCCGGGTCCGGCACGTCATCAATTCCGCGCTGACCAACACGCCAGCGCTTCACCAGATCGACGCCCTGGTGGCGGCGAGCGCGAACGCGAACACCCAGCAAGAGGAGAAGGAAATGGAAGAGGAGCTCAAAAAGCGCATCGCCGAGCTCGAGCGGCAGGCGGCGAGCAAGGACCAGGAGATCGCAACGCTCAAAGGGCAGACCGCCACCGCGGCCCTGTCGAGCACGGTCGGCCTGGCGCCAACCGCCGGAGCCGACGAGGTGCGCGCCAAGGTCGCCGCCCTGGTGAGCTTCCGCAAGGACGTGCTCGGCATCGCCGGCAAGGACTCGGACGCCGCCGCCGTGGGGGCGCTGACCGCCATGCGCGAGCAGGCCGCCGAGGTGGTCGAGTTGCGGGCAAAAAAGGACGCCGCCGAGCTCGCCGCCCTGACGGCCGAGTTCAACGCCGAGCTCGACAAGTTCGCCACCCAGGGCGAAGCGGGCAAGTTCCTGCCGCCCGCCAAGCGGACCGCGATCGAGGAAAAGGCCCGCAAGGGCACCGCCGGCTTCACCAGGCCGGGCATCGAAGAGGCGCGGGCGTACCTGAGCCTGTCGCTCGAGCCGGGCGAGCCGCCCAAAGAGCGCGCCAAGGAGCCCGACGCCGCCACCGCGCTGTCGGCCATCGAGATGGAGATCGCCAAGCACACGGGCACCACGCTCGAGGAAAAGCGCAAGTACAAGGCGCGAGCCGCCGAACGAGGGGCCCGCTAGTCCGGGGCTTTTTTCCGAACACGAGGTAAACGAACCATGGCACTGACGAAAGCCCGGAACACCATCGAGCGCAACCGCGAGCCCTACGGGCTCGGGGTCAAGACCGCAACGACCATCTTTCAAGGCGGTCTGACCGTCATCGACGCCGGCTACGCGGCCCCCGGTCGGGCCGCAACTGGCCTTATCGCCGTCGGCCGCGCGGCCGAGACGGTCGTCAACAGCGGCGCCTCGGGAGCCAAGAAGATCCGGGTCGAACCCGGCGTCTTTCGCTGGCTCAACAGCGGCAGCAGCGACGCCATCGCGGTGGCCGACATCGGCCAGGTCTGCTACATCGTCGACGACCAGACGGTGGCGCTGACGAGCGGGTCGTCAACCCGGTCGATCGCCGGGCTCATCATGGACGTCGACGCCTCGGGCGTCTGGGTCTTTAGCGGGCTCGAGTCGGACATCTCGTCCGCCCTGGCCGCCGAGATCGCCGCACGCGAGGCGGGCGACCTCGACGACACCAACACCGGGGCCAACGTGGCGACCCTCCTCGACAACGCCGTCATCGGCGGCATCCCGGTGGTGTTTATCGTCGACGTTCCCGACGGTGCGACCGGAGACGTGGACGTGGTGTCGACCGACAAGGTCGAGGTGATCGAGGTGGTGGTGGTCAAAAAGGCCGCCGCCGGCGGCGCCTCGGACACCATCACGGTCAAAAACGGCGCCACCGCCATCACCAACGCGATGGACATCAACATCGCGGACAAGGCCATCGTGCGGGCCGGCTCCATCGACGACGCCGCCAGCGCGATCGCCGCCGGTGGAACACTGCGGGTCACCCGCACCAAGATCGCAGCGGCCAACGTCGCCTGCCGGGTCGAGATCTTCGCGGTCCGCAGGGCCTAACCGGGAAAGCTGGGGAGACAGGAAAAATGCAAATCAACAGCAGCAACCTCAACTTTCTTTTTCAGGAGTGGGACCAGAAGTTCCAGGGGGCGTTCGAGCAAGCGCCCGTGTTCTGGGACCGGTACTCGACGCTGATGCCATCGAGCACCGACCAGTCCGTGCACAGCTGGCTCGAAGAGCAGAGCGGCTTGCACGAGTGGGTCGGTGCGCGCCAGATCGACAACGTGGTCGCTCGCGACTACACGTTGCGGAACAAGGACTGGGAAAAGACCATCGGCCTTGACCGCAACAAGGTCAAAGACGACACCTATGGCGTCTTCGGCCCGGCCGTCGCCCAGCTCGGCGTGCAGGCCAAGCAGTGGCCCGACGACGTGATGACCGCGGTGCTCGAAGCGGGAACCACCGAGACCGGCTGGGACGGCGAGTACTTTTTCGACACCGACCACCCCGTCGACTTCGACGATTCGACCAAGGGCACCTTTTCGAACCTCAAGGTCGGGTCGACCTGGAACCTCGAGACCGATCCGATCGCGGTGTACAAGGCCATCCGCAAGCTGGGCATGAAGTACAAGGCCAGCAACGGCCGGCCCTTGAACGTCATGTTCGACACCTTGATGGTGCCCCCTGATCTCGAGGACGCCGGTCTGATGCTGGTCAAGTCGGACACCCGGGTCCAGGTCGTCCAGAACGTCGCCGCCAGCCAGAACGTGGCCGCGGCCGGCGTGACGAACATCTACCAGGGGGCGCTCACGCTGATCGTCAACCCCCGGCTGACCGTGACCGACGCGTACTACTTCATGGAGACGCGCCGGCCGGTAAAGCCCTTTATCTGGCAGCTGCGCCAGGCGCCCGAGTTCGCGTCGCTGTTTTCGCCCACCGACCCGAACGTCTTTCACATGCGCAAGTACCTGTACGGGGTCGACTCCCGGGGCGCAGGCGGCTACACGTTCCCGTTTCTGTGCGTGCGCGGCGCCGCCTCGTAAACAGCTTTCTCTTAGCTTCGAAAAACTAGGGACGGCCGCCGCCCGGCCGCCCGCGCCCTCCCGGACCCGCCCGGTGCTCACCCCCGAAAATGCGCGCCTGACGGGTCCACGTTCCCGGCTCGAATGAGCCCGAGTCCGGGAAAAGTGGGGGCCGGCGGCGGCCTTCACGTAGAGGTGATTTTCCATGAGCGAGATGTGGAAGTTGCAGGCAGTGCAGCGGGCCGGGTTCCCGGGCGTCTGGCGAGCGGGGCGGTTCTGGCCGTCCGAGACGGTCCAGATCGAGGTGCTCGACCAGGAAGAAGACCCCGCCATCTCGGTCGACGACAAGGAGGTCAAGGGCGGCAAGCGCGCGGCGCTCGATCCAACTAAGCTCGGGCAGGCCTCCTGGCGGGCTGTCTTAGCCGACGGCCGGATCAGCAAGTTCAGGGTCGGAGCCGACCAGGACAGCGGCGACGCCGCCGTCGAGCTGCTCAAGATCAGGCTCAAAGAGGCGCTCAAGCGGACCGCCCAGCTGGCGGGTGAAAACGAAGAGCTGCGGTCGAGCCTGGCCGACGCCGAGGCCAAGGCCGAAGAGCTGCAGGGCAAGCTGCGCGCCCAGGTGGCCGACGCCCCCAAGAGCGAGCCGCCGCCGGGCCCGGTGCTGCCGGGCGGGACGGCCGCCGCGGCGGTGCCGCTCGATCCGCTGCCGGCCAAGCCCAAGCCGCTGACCCTGGAACACCCGGAGCCTGGCCCGCAAGACCACGGCAAAAAAGGCGGCCGCAAGTAAGCGCAGCCCGTGCCCACCTACTACTGCGACCCGGAAGACCTGCCTCGCTTCGGCGTCAACGCGGACGCCCTGGCGGGGCTGTCGATCGACGAGCGCATCAGGCCGAAGATCCGCCAGGTCTCCGACGAGATGAACGGATATTTCCGATCGCAGTTCACCTTGCCGCTGCTCGTCTGGGGTGACGACGTCCGCGGCTGCGCCGCCGTCATGGCCGCCTGGGAGGTGCTGCGGGTGCGGGGCCTCAAGCCCGGGGAGGACCCGGAGGACAACGCCCTTCGATTGGCCTACGTGGACAAGCTTTCCTGGCTGCGCCAGATCGCCGGCGGCAACGTGCGCCCCGGCGTGACCGACTCGAGCGCGGCATCCTCGTCGGGTACCAACGCCCCGGCGGCCTCCGCCCAGGTGGCCTCGAACGAGCAGCGCGGCTGGTTTTCCCGGGACCCCGCCGACGCGGGACCTTTTACCGGCAGGCGAGGATGAGCGCGCCCACGGCAGGGCGGATGCGCCTTATCGCGGGCTCGGGAGCCGAGGAGCCCGACGGGCTCAAGGTGGTCTGTTGCTCTTGCCACAACACGTTCGACGCCCGGGGCGGCGTGGTCTTTGCCTCGGGGCCGGCCGGCGACAAGAGCGGTCTTTGCGCCGACTGCGCCAACGAGGCGATCGCAGTGGCGACCAGGGAGTCGGGCTGATGCCAGTCATCGCCCGCAACCTGCGCGCGTTCGAGGATCTGCAGCGCCGCCTGGCCGCCGCTGGCCGGGGGGACCTGCTGCCCGAGGTCGCCAAGCGCG